ATTGCATTTGCGTATTTAAAGGATAACGAACTTATAAACTACAAAACAAGAGGTATAAACGGTAAAACATTTACTCAGGCGAAAGATGCTAAACCAATTATCTACAATTACGATAGGGTAAAGAACTCAGCTAAGATTGTTATTTGTGAGGGCGAAATAGATTCACTATCTTGGGAAGTTGCTGGCATTACATTTCACACTTCAGTTAATATGGGTGCGCCAAATGTAGGAGATAAGAATATAGATAAGAAGTTAGAGTGTATCTCTAATTGTTATGAGGTGTTTGAACAAGCTAAGGATGTATATATCGCCACTGATAATGATGATAATGGCAGATTATTAGAAAGAGAACTACTTAGAAGAGTTGGCGCAGATAAATGTAAAATAGTTGATTTAAGACCGTTTAAAGACGCCAATGAGGTATTACTCCAAGAGGGCGTAGAAAGTCTCAGAAATCGCTTTAAAACGGCTCAAGACCCTAAATTAGAGGGCGTATTTGAAGTAACAGACGTTATGGAATCTATGTTAGATGGATTTCACAATGGACAGGAAAGAGGTACAACTACTTACATTCCTGCTGTAGATGAGGCGTGGACTTGGAGAAAGCAAGAGATTACTATTTGGACAGGTTATCAGAATGAGGGAAAGAGTTTGTTTCTTAATCAACTTGCAGCGATTAAGGCGTTTTACGATGGATGGAAGTTTGGTATTTTTACACCAGAGAATATGCCTATGCGAGACTTCTTCAATGATATTATAGAGATGTACATAGGCAAAAGTGCTGACCCATACTATTCACACCAGATGACTGAAGAAGAGTATAAGGCAGGTATTGAGTTTGTAAAGAAACACTTCTTTGTTATCTATCCCAAGAAGTTCTTTACACTTGAGAATATATTTGAACGTGCTAAATTCTTAGTACGCCAAAAAGGAATAAGGTCGCTAATTATTGACCCCTACAATACAGTTCAGCATAAGATGTTTTCTGGCGAAAGAGAAGACTTATATATCAGTAGATTTATGTCTGAACTAAAAAGGTTTGCTATAGATAACGATATTAGTGTGAATTTAGTTGCGCATCAAGTAACGCCACAAAAGACTGAGGATGGCAGATATTACAAGCCTGATGTCAATAAGATTAAGGGTGGCGGTACGTTTGCTGACAAAGCTGATAATGTGGCGTATGTATGGAGACCAAACAGGGCTTTGGATTTCTCAGATACAAGTGTTATCTTTGGTACACAAAAGATAAAGAAACAGAAGTTAGTTGGTATTCCACAAGACGTTACTGGCATAAACTTCAACGTAAGGGAGCAGAGATATTACTTTAATGGGTACACACCCTTTAACGATATTGATGCTAAGAGATGCGAAAAAAAGCGAGAGTAGATGCGAATCAAAAAGAAATAGTACAGGAATTGAGAAAGCGAGGTATATCTGTTTTACATACACACCAACTTGGTAAAGGTGCGCCTGATATCATAGTGGGTTATATGAATTCAAATTACCTTATTGAACTAAAAGACGGAAACAAATCTAAAAGTCAACAGAGATTAACCAAAGACGAATTAGACTTCTCACTGAAATGGCGCGGAAGTTATGCAGTGTGCAATTCGTTAGAGCAAATACTGTTACTTATAGATTATGACGAAGAACGAGCTATTAGATAAATTAGCTGAAAAATATGATGATTGGATAAATATGGCGAAATCCTTCAAGCTGTCTGATGATAATGCATCGGAGCTTGTTCAGGAAATGTTTATCCGAATCTTTGAATATGTTAAAGAGCCTAAAAAAATAATGTACAATGAAACTGAAGTAAATTCATTTTATGTTTACGTTACTCTTAGGAATCTTTATTACGCAAAAATTAACCAGAATAAGAAGCTGGTAAACATAGATGATTACATTCCTGTCATAGACAAAATGTTTCAGTTTGAAGAGAAGTATGGAGAGAAGAACAGGAAAGAATATCTGGAGAAATTATTTAGTGGTGTAGATTCAATAATAGACACTTGGTATTGGTACGATAAAAAGATGTTTGAATTATACTACAGAACTGATATGTCAATGAGAGATATATCGAGTGAAACGAATATAACATTAAGTTCAATTTTTAATACATTGTCAAATGCAAAAGCGCAAATCAAAAAGAAGCTCGAAGAAGACTACGAAGAGTACAAGCGTACAAAAGAGTAAAGGATTAGGAGATACTGTAGAAAAAGTATTTCAGGCTACAGGCGTAGATAAAGTGGCGAAGTGGATATTGGGAGAAGATTGTGGGTGTGAGGAGCGAAAGCAAATACTCAATAAAATCTTTCCTTACGTCAAGCCAGAGTGTTTAACTGAAGAGGAGTTTGAGTTTCTACATTGGTATTTTACAAATAAACCCAATACTGTTACTGGCGACCAACAGAAGAGACTATTGGCTATATACAATAGAGTGTTGCATCAAAACGCCAAACCAACTAAATGTACGCCCTGTTTCCTAAATAACATTCACGATAAATTATATAAGATATATGCAGAGTACGCAAAGCAGTTTGATTAGGAGCTCAGAAGAAGTTCGTCAAACAATAGATTTTACTGGGGTGCAAAATGGAAAGATACACCCTACTGATATTGATGCTGTGTTTGAATTTGATAATGAGATTCTTATTCTAATGGAGATTAAGAAATCTGGTAACAAGATGCCTTTGGGTCAAAGACTTTTATTGGAGAGAATCTGTGACTCTTGGCACACTGACAAGTCTTGTGTGCTGAAAGTTGAGCACGAGTTTTACGATAAGACAAAAGATATTCCTCTTGGCGAATGTTATGTTACAGCCGTTTACTATGATGGTAAATGGATAGGTACTGAAAACAAACCTACTCTTATTAGTTATTTAAATAGGATAGGGTATAAATGGAACTGTCCTAAATGTAAATTCTGATGCCACTACTACGACCTAAGAAATACGAGAAAAACAAAGACTTTATTCAAAGATGTATGGGTAATGCTAAAATGGGAGAAGAGTTTCCCAATAGAGACCAGCGTTATGGCGTATGTCAAACAATCTGGAAAGACCAGTTCGACCCAAAAAAATAATTAACAATTTTGTTTATTAAGTAATTCTTTTATATATTTGTACTCAAATCAAGTACGAATGATTATAAAGAGAATTATATTACATCCCCTTAATCTTTTACGAGTATCTGTAGCGATTGTAACACTTATCGTGTTCTTTTGCTTAGAAACTATACTCCTTATTATATATCACGGAGTAGAGACACCATTAAGGAAATCCCTTAATTGGATAGAGAAGTTTATTAAATACACAATTAAATACATAAGATAAAATGAATACAAAATTAAATACAGTAGAATTTACATACAACCTTACTAAATTGAATTTAGGAGGTAATCCAACAGAGATGCAAGTTATAAATGCTATCGCCAAGTCAGACAAGACTGGAAAGTTTCTAAAAGAGATACAAGACTTACCTTGCTACGATGAGTCAAATGCTAAGACTAAGTTTAAGATAAAACTACTTATAGACCTTAAATCTGGCAATAGATATCAGACTTCATACGCAGTCTTTAACTTTGTTCAGGCTCTTGGCGCAAAATATAATACAGAGGAATAATGGGAAAATCAGGAGAAGAATTTATAAAGTTTATTGAGAGACAACAGCAAGAATCTGGTGACGATAGAACAAGAGCGTTCTATGAGGATATGGAGCGCCAATACTATCAGGCTCAAGAAGAAAGAGAATATATGCAAACAGATGAATACAAGCAACGCAAAGAGGAGATGAGAAAAACCCTATGGGGTGTGTTCAATCACTTTCACCCACACACTTGGAATTATGGGAGGGAGTAGTTGTTGCGGTGCGCCTGAATGGATAGAGGGCACTGGTATATGTAATTTGTGTGGAGAGCACGCTGAATTTGAAACAGAACAGATATGAAGCATACAATAATGACGCTGGATGGAAAGTTCTGGCAATACGATGAGATACTGAAAGAGATGGACAGTGATGAGTTCTACTATGGGTACTTAGGAAAGTACGCTCTTAGCAGTAGTTCGGTAAAGACACTTTTGGATTCTCCAAAGGCTTACTTAAAATCATTAAGACAACGTAGCGACACCCCTGCGCTTTTGCAGGGGAGGCTCGTTCACTTGGCGGTTTTAGAGCCAGAGAAGTTCGATAAGTTAAACTTTGTAGATGTACAGAGTAGAAACACCAAAGCATTTAAAGAGGCACTTAGCGAGAACTCGGAGAGTTATACAATTAAAGAACACGACTTGGCTATGTATATGGCTCAGGCGATTCACGATAATAAATACGCCAGAGAACTATTAGAGGGTACTGATAAAGAAGTGCCGTCAATGAATATGATGTTTGGTAAACCCTTCAGAGGTAAAGCTGATGCTTTAGGTTCAGGGCGTATGGTTGATTTAAAGACAACCAGTAGCGATATGAATGAGTTTCACTGGAGCGCAAAGAAGTACAAGTATATGTGTCAAGCCTACATTTATAGTAAGTTATTCGATGTAGATTACAAAGACATATATTATCTGGCGATAAACAAAGAAACTTATGACATCGGAATCTTTGATGTTTCCGAAGAATTTTATAACTTAGGGGCAAGTTTAGTAGAGAGAGCAGTTCAAGTATATACGGATGAGATAGAGAATGGTATGAATGAATTGCACAACTATACTATTCGAGGCACACTTTGATTGAAGACGATTATAAATTATTAATAGAAGAATATAAGAACGACATTCTTTTGTCACTCAGAATGGGAGTGCTCAGAGTAGATGAGTTAAAGTATTTACTTGAGCACTTCAAAGATGAGGAGAACTATGAGGCTTGTCAAGGTCTATCGAATGCTTACGTTCTATTTAAAGAAGAGTTAGATGAATACTGATTTTGATATATTAAGAGACATTACACAAGAGGTTTGCAAGGCAGACCCAATGAAAGAAACAAGAGAGAGAGAAGTTGTATATGCACGAATGATTATGTATAAAGTTCTTCATAGTTTCCATAAACATACTTACACCAGAATAGGAAGGATGTTCGGAAAGAATCACGCCACCGTATTACATAGTATTAACCAGTTTGACAATATGGTTAGAAACGATGATTGGTTAAACAATAGATTCCACTGCGTTCTAAGTGAATACACAAAAGAGATTAGCTTACAGAACGAAGCTATTGCAGATGTGTATCTAAAGAATAAAATACTTGAATCTAAACTGAAGGCGCAAAAAAGAATTATAAGACAGTGTAAGGAGATATCTGATGTTATTGATGGCGTACCTGAAGACAAGGTTAAACAGATAACTCAAAAGCTCCGTATGCTTGTGGAGGTTGCTAAGAAAGAGATAAAGCCTCGTAATCAACAGACGGTAGTTTACAATTCTAATATAGTAACTCACGAATGAAACAAAAGAAATGGACTCAGGCTCAAAGGATAGCTAATTTAGAAAAAGCTACTTCTAATCTCTATATGATGATTCAGGCGATAATTGATAAGCTACCCAAAGAAGAAAACACCGAAGAGAAAAAGTAGTTACTTTAATTAAAGATGGTGTATGTCTGACGAGCAAGAGTTTAAGAAACAGGGGGTTATCAGTGCCAAAACACAAAGGTGGTTAGCTGAGAAGAAACGTAAAGAAGAGGAGGCGAAAGCTAAACCGAAGCCAACTCCAAAGAAACCAGAGCCAAAAACAAACCAACCCACTATCGTAAAAGAGGAGCACCAGAAGTATTCTGATGGGCGCAGAAACAACGGAGCAGTCAAAGGAATATCAAGGGGGCAAGGGCGTAAGCCAAAAGCGAAAGAAGAGGAGATAAAAAACTTCGCTCTTGGGTCAATGAAACGTGCCTTTGGTAGTGAGAAGAAAGCGTGGGAAGCTCTTGCGAATATGAGTAAAGATTCCTTCCCACACTTACGCCTGTTATGGGAATACAAGTACGGCAAACCGAAAGAACAAAAAGATTTGAATGTAAAACAGGAAGTGAACATTCCTGTAATATCATTCTTAGACCCAGAGAAAACTATTGATATTGACGCTGAAATACAAGACGATGGCAAAGAAGATAAAGAATAGTTATTCTCCGTTCTTTAATGGTAGAAGTGATAAGGAGTTTGATTGTGTTGAATATGAGATAGGTAGGGATAGATGCGAGAAACAGTGTTCTTTCTGTAGTATTATGCCTCTCACTGAGTAATGAAGAATGTTATTCTTAATCCAAAGTATCATTCGTTATTCGAGTCTCAATCCAGATATCATATCTGTACTGGTGGGCGAGGTAGCGGAAAGTCTTTTGCGGTAAATACATTCTTAGTATTACTGACTTACGAAAAAGGGCATAAGATACTTTTTACTCGATATACGATGACTTCAGCAAGTATGTCGATTATACCAGAGTTTCTGGAGAAGTTAGACCTTATGGGTATTGGAGGCAACTTTACTGTCACAAAGACTGAAATCATAAACAATCTTACAGGGAGTAGTATATTCTTCAGTGGTATCAAAACAGCCAGTGGAGACCAAACTGCAAAGCTAAAGTCCATTCAGGGTGTTACTACGTTTGTATTAGATGAGGCGGAGGAGCTTACAGATGAAGAATCGTTTGATAAGATAGATTACTCTGTAAGGGCGATGGGTACGCAGAACAGATGTATCTTAATTCTAAACCCCACTACAAAAGAACACTGGATATATCAAAGGTTCTTTCAGAACAGAGGTATTCCCGATGGACACAATGGAGAGAAGGAGAATGTTAATTATGTTCACACTACATACTTAGATAATAAGAAACACTTGTCTGAATCATTTGTGGCGCAAGTGGAGGATATGAGAACAAGACGCCCTGATAAATATAAGCACCAGATATTAGGTGGCTGGTTAGATAGAGCTGAAGGAGTTATCTTTACTCACTGGCGCATTGGAGAATTCGATAACAATCAGGACACAATCTTCGGCTTGGATTTCGGATTTTCCACAGACCCCTCAAGTTTAACTGAAATTGCGATAGATAAATTACGCAAAATAATATGGATTAGAGAGCACTTCTATAAGGCAGGTATGTCCACCTCCAACATATTCGAGATGTGCCGTAGAATCGCAGGAAAACAGCTTATAGTGTGCGATAACAGTGAACCTCGACTGATAAGCGAACTGAAGACTAAAGGACTCAATATAACGCCAACGATAAAGAAGAAGGGTAGTATATTAACAGGAATTGCCCTAATGCAAGACTACGATATTATTGTAGATAAAGAATCTATCAATACAATTAAGGAGTTCAATAATTACGCTTGGAAGTTAAAGGGTAGTATTCCACAGGATAATTGGAATCACAGCATTGACGGAAGTCGGTACGCAATTCAATACCTACTTACTCGCTCTGTTCCGAAGGGGATGTATATCTTGCGTTAGAAGTTCTTTTTGTAGTTACTTCTTTCCACTTGCATCTTGTAGTATTCAAATCCTCTCATACCAGCTATATGTGAATCTGTAGGTACAAAGTACTTCCATCCTTTACTCATACCTTTATTTATATAGTAAAAGAAGAATGCAGCTAATTTACCTGTATTCTTTTCAAATATAACTGTTGCTGTAAAATCTGAAGTTGGTATAACTTCTTTTATTGAGAATGACTCTTTGTTAAAATTACCTTCTCTGTCCTTCCTTGAGAATCTTGACTCTACTTCTTTTGCAAACGAGTCAAGTTCTTTAGCTATCGCTTTGTTCATTTTCTATTTCCTTTTGTAAGTTAGCAAGAGCTCTCCACGCAACTTTAGCTGAGTGGCGCACCCCATCTGCATCTATTGTACCAGCCTCAAGTAAGTGGCGAGTTAGTGCATCTAATTCATCGCCAGATTTACTTCTATCCCAGTGCAGAGGTTTATCTGGATTGTGTTGCTGATTTCCCATATAAGAACATTGAGCGACTTCTCTTATCGCATCAGGGAAATAATTAAGCACTCCACTGTAAACAGGTGTTTGTTTTCTTGTGAATTTAATAGGGGTCTCTGTAAATTCAATAGGTGCAAATTCTTTTTCTTGTAAGTATTCAATCGCCTCATCAAAATAGTTTCCTGTGAATTTAACACCCCCTGTATTTGTTTGTTCCATTTGTATGAATTTAATAGGTATAAAAAAAATACCCTATCTTTCGACAGGGTATCTAAACCAATAAATG